ACCAAAGCCCTGTTCGTTCTGACACCTGTATTTAATCGCCGGGATTTTCCCGCCGCCTGCCGACAAGTGCTGGGATATTCGCCGCTGGCGGGAGTCGGCGCAGCGGAGCGGGAGATGTCGGATGCTGAGACCTTTCTGAGTTGTCTTGCAGCGTTCCATGACGAGAAGGCACCTGCCGGCTTCGCCCTGCATCTGCTGCCGCATGTCTCGTACAGCATTTTGGTGGTCGCTGACGACCAGGATATGCGAGACATCCTCGAATACTGTTCCGGCATGTCGTTTGTCACAGCGAATACGCTTGCTCGCGGGGCTACAGCAGCCGTGATAAGCGGGACCTTGGCGCAGTGGCGCAATGCTGTTGCGTCCGGCTCCGGTCGCAATGTTGAAGGTTCCGTTCGCTTGGGTTTCAACAACATTCGACGCCTGTTTTCGGCGGCCCGCCTCGATCTATGGGACGACTACTGCGTTAGTGAGGCCGACGACCACACGTTGCTCCTTGAGTACAAGCCACAACGATGAATACGCCCTACTACAAGAAAGATAACATCACCCTCTATTGCGGTGACAACCGTGAAGTGCTGCCGACGTTGGACGCCTGCCAGTGTGATTCTGTCTGCACCGATCCTCCCTACGGCCTGGATTTCATGGGGCACGATTGGGATCACGGTGTACCCGGCGTCCAGTTTTGGGAGGCCATTCAGCGGGTTTGCAAGCCCGGCGCGTTGATGATGGCCTTCGGCGGCACGCGAACTTTCCACCGACTGATCGTGGCGATTGAAGACGCTGGCTGGGAGATTCGGGACTGTTTGATGTGGCTGCAAGGCCAAGGGTTCCCCAAGGCCCCGGACGTTGGCCTGTTGATCGACAAGGCCAAAGGGGCAAAGCGTGAGGTCGTCGGCACCAAGGTCGGTCAGCCTGGCTACTCTCTGGCCGACAACGGCCGCACGAACGAGGTCTACGGTAACTTGCATAACCCGGCGGCCGAGTGCGCGGTCACTGCCCCGGCCACGGACCTGGCGAAGCAATGGACGGGTTGGGCCAACTCGCTCAAGCCGGCTTGGGAGCCCATTACCCTGGCGATGAAACCGCTGGACGGGACGCTGGCCCACAACGCTGAGACCTGGGGTGTCGCCGGCATCAACATCAAGGACAGCAGGGTCGGCACGGAAAGCACGATCCGTACCCGCAACCCGCGGTCGGAATCAGATGGTGGCTGGGTGAGCGTGAATCGCTCGCCGGTCGGGGGCTCGGAGTGTGGTCGCTGGCCGGCGAATTTGCTGTTGGACGAAGGGGCGGCGGCGATGCTTGACCAGCAGACCGGCACCCTCAAGAGCGGCATGATGCGGGCCGGGCAGCAGCGTAATCGCAGCAAGGGCCGCGGGGGCTACCACGGTGACTTTCCCGACAACGCTACGGCCAGCGGCACCTACGGCGATTCCGGGGGTGCGAGTCGTTTCTTCTATGTCGCCAAGGCGAAGTCGAAGGAGCGCAACCCCGTTAACGGGCTCAAGAACGACCACCCCACGGTCAAGCCTGTCACCTTGATGGAATATCTGCTGACCATGCTCTCCACGCCGACCGGCGGCGTGGTTCTTGACCCCTTTGCCGGCAGCGGTTCGACGCTGCTGGCCGCCAAGCGGCTTGGCCGCCCGTGTATCGGCGTCGAATTAACCGAGCACAACTGCGAAATCGCGGTGGCACGGCTGGAATCCCTCTAAGTTTTCTGCCCGGTGTTGATGTGTCAGATGTCGGGACTGCTCATTCACTGGACAAAAGGCATGACTGAGAACGAAGTGCGTGTAAACGAACGTTAGCGACGAGCGGCTGCCCTACGACAGCAGGCCACGGCCGCCTTTAGTGAGGCCGGCCGCTTGTCAGAAGTTCCGATACATGCGCCCGTCGCCAAGTCGTCGATTGTGGAAGCCGTCACCTTGCGCCATGTCGCTCGCTTGATTGAAGAGGGAACCCTTTGATGTCCGTTGTCCAGACGAAGCTCCGCACGAAAACTTCCAAGGACACCCCGATTCTGACCTCCGCGACCCTGGAGTACAAGGACGGGCGCATCTGGTTCCTCAAGTCGCCCTACAGCTTGAAGGACGAGATCAAGGCCATGCGCGGCTCACGCTGGCACGGGTTCGAGGAAGAGAACCCCAGGAAGATTTGGTCGATCGAGGACTGCCAGCGGAACCGTTTCCAGCTTTCCTTCCTTACAGGAGAGAAAGCTTACGCCTGGTTCGACCGGCCGCTGATTCCGCACGAGTACACACGTCCGCTCAAGGACTACCAGAAGGGCTTGTCCGATTCTGGCCTGACGTACCACTACCATATCTTCGCTGCGGAAATGGGCACCGGCAAGACGCTGGCGGCCCAAGAGGTTATCGAGCGGTCGGGCGTGGACTGGTGGTTTTGGGTCGGCCCGAAGACTAGCCTGCCGAACATCCAGCGGGAGTTCCGCAAGTGGCAGTTCCCCTTCCCGCAGTTTCGGGTCGAGTTCTTCACATACGAGGGACTGAAGACCTGGTTGGACCAGTGGAAGCCTGGCCAGCCGCTTCCCGCCGGCCTCATTTGTGATGAATCGAGCCGCTGTAAGAACGCCAATTCCCAGCGCTCGGGAGCCTGCCAGCGTCTCGCCGACTTGATCCGCGAGCAGTACGGCCTGGAGCATGGCTTCGTCATCGAAATGTCCGGCACTCCGTCGCCGAAGTCGCCGGTCGATTGGTGGAGCCAGTGCGAGATCGCTTGGCCTGGCTTCCTCCGCGAAGGGAGCATGAAGGCGATGGAAGAACGCATGGCCTTCATGGTCCTGCAACAGTTTGACTCGGGCAGCTTCAAGAAGCGAATCGGCTGGAAGGACGACGAGCAGAAGTGCGAAGTCTGCGGCCTGTTCGAGGAAGCCGGCCCGCACAAGCTGGACGGGGACACGAATCCCGACGAGTACCACGAGTTCAAGGCCAGCAAGAACGAGGTCGCCTACCTCAACAAGCGTCTCAAGGGCCTGGTGACGATCCTCCACAAGAAGGACTGCCTGGACCTGCCGGACAAGCGTCGCCGCAAGATCATTTGCAGACCTACCAAGAGCCTGCTGCGGACTGCCCAGGCCATCGCTGAGGCCGCTCCCAACGCCGTCACCGGCATGACGCTGCTCCGCGAGCTGAGCGACGGCTTCCAGTACCAGGAAGTGCCGGACGGCATGACCCGCTGCCGCCATTGCGTGGACGGCGTGGTCGGCGAATGGACCGATCCCGAAGACGCGGGCATGACCTATTACGACATCGGCATGTTGCCGCCGGAAGTGGTCGCCCGGCTGGTGCGGAACGACAAGCCGTGCCCCGTCTGCGGCGGCTCGAAGGAGGTTCCCAAGCTGATCCGCGTGGCCAAGGAGATTCCCTGTCCCAAGGAGACCGCCCTGCGGATGCTCCTGGACGAGAACGAGGAGACCGGCCGCCTGGTCGTCTTCGCCGGCTTCACGGGCTCGGTGGACCGCGTGGTTCGGGTCTGCCTCAAGGAGAAGTGGAACGTCGTGCGGTGCGACCAGGGCGTCTTCCAGGTGCTTACGCACGATGGTGAAGAGGTCACGGAGGAGCCTCTGGACTATTGGGCCAACCCCGAGCATTCGCGGGTCGTGTTTGCAGCAAACCCGGAGTCAGGCGGCATGAGCCTGACGCTCGTGGAGGCCCGCACGGCGGTCTACTGGTCCAACTCCTGGAAGCCGGAGTACCGCGTTCAGAGCGAAGACCGCATTCACCGCATTGGCATGGACTTGAACTTGGGTTGTCTGATTGTTGACCTGATTCATCTTCCTAGCGACGAGCGCGTTCTGGACGTGATTCGTGACAACCGGCGGCTGGAACTGATGACGATGGGCGAGCTAATGGACGGTGTTGAGTGGGAGACGACTTGGGAAGGTGCGGATGGAACGCTTCAGGTTGTGGAGGCCGTGTCGTGATTCATTTGGAGTGCGTCGTGTTCATGTACGAAGGCCGCTGGTTGAAGCGACATGGCCATCTTCGAGATCAGGTTTGGTCCGCACTTGCTAAGCTGTGCCGCCGTCGTACCGGCCTTTGCATCTGTGACGTGGTGTTGGAACCGCTGGATGTGGGCGACGATGACGGGCCGCCGGTTGCCGTCCATGTGTTTGCCACAGAGTCCTTTGGTGACGATCCCGAATTGATCGGCGACTTCGTGTACGAGGCATTGCTGGAGGACTTGGCCCCGGAGTATGCGACTCAATTGGAACTCGGTCGCAGCGAAGAGATTGACTGCGAAGTGCTTGTCTGATGGACCTTCGTGTATTTTCCTTCTCACCCTTGGAGTGTCAGCGATGAAGTACGTGCTGTTGGTTTTGACCGTGATCGCCCTGGCCGCAGTGCCGGCGGTCGCCAGTGTCCCCGATGATTTGCAGAAGGTGTCTGTCACCATCAAGGCCGGCGATGCCCAGGGCTCCGGCACCCTCGTCACGCGGAAGGTCGGCGACGAGACCGTGAGCTTCGTTTGGACTGCCGCGCACGTCGTTGAGGGCCTGCGGACTACGCGGACCGTTGTGACGGCCGGGGGCAATTCGCGGACCTTGATCGAGTACAAAGATGCCGAGATCGTCCAGGAGCGGCAGCAGAACGGCCGCCGGGTGGGCGAGGTCAAGTACGACTGCAAGATCGTCAAGGTCAGCGACGCCGATTACGGTGAAGACCTGGCGCTGCTCATGGTTCGCTGCAAGGGTGCCTACCCGCTGAGCATTTCGGCGAAGTTCGTCAAGGACCCCAACTATATCCCGCCCATTGGCATCGAATTGAGCCATTGCGGTAGTTTGCTCGGCCAATTCGGGGCCAACAGCTACACGACCGGCGTCCTGAGTCAGACGGGCCGGACCTTGGCCATGAAAGGTGCCAATACCAAGGTCTTCGACCAGGTGACGGCCGTTGCCTTCCCCGGCTCGTCCGGCGGTGGCATGTTCCTCAAGGAGAATGGCGAATACATCGGCATGTTGACGCAGGGCGTGATGAAGCTCCAGGGCTTCAATTTCATCGTCCCGCTGCGCCGCATCAATGCCTGGGCCAAGGAAGCCAAAGTCGAGTGGGCCATCGACACGACTGCAAAGGTGCCGACCCTCAAGGAGATCGAAGCGATCCCCGTGGAGGACAGCGGCCAGGCGTCGGGCGGCCACAGCCCCTTCGGCCCTGCGGGCGATTCTGCGGGCGACCCCTGCCTCGACCTCGGTCGGGCTCTGGACCTGGTGACGAAGTTCATGCACAGCTACGCCGGTTAGGTTGTCGGCGACCTGCTGTTGGAATCGTCAGGAAATGCAAGCCGAGTGGCGTCGGGGTAGCGCCACTCGGCCCTTTCACCCTTGCCTGTTGGAGCGGCCATGCGTTCGTCCAAGAAGCGTTTGTCCAAACGAACCGTCGAGAAGATCAAGGTGGACATTGCGGCGGGCACAACTCAGCCTGTCATTGCCAAGAAGCGCAAAGTCAGTCGTTCGGTCGTAAGCGATATTGCCACCGGCCGCGTGCATAAGGACGTGCCTTGGCCCAACGGCGACGCGCCCACCCCAAAGCAAGCGGGCGGCCAGCATAAGCCCATCCCGGACTACGATCCGACCAACACACGGGTCATGGAACTGGAGGCGGAGGTCGTGCATCTGACCGAGGAGCGCAACCGCGAGCGGGCCAAGGTCAAAGCGGGCGCGAAGATCGCCGGCCTGTTCAAGGCGGTTGTCGCGGAAATGGAACAACGGGTTGAGCCGCTGATCGCCCTGCCGCCGGCGCTGGATTTCCGCCGCAAGACGCAGATTAGTGAGCATTGCGTGATGCACATCAGCGACGGCCACCATGACCAGGTGGTCCGGCCCGAGGAAGTCGGCGGCCTGGAAGAGTACAACTTCCCGATCTCCTGTGCCCGTGCAGAACGCTACGTGGACAGTGTGATCGAGTGGACCCAGGATACGCTGTCGCCGAAGTTCAGCTTCCCCGTGCTTTGGGTGCTGGCCTACGGCGACTACACCAGCGGCGAGATTCACCGGGCCTGCGAGCGGTCGTATTATCGCAACCAGTTTCGCAACTGCTTGGCGATTGGCCAGCTTCATGCCTTGATGTACCGCGACCTAGCTGCTCATTTCGAGCAGGTCCACATCCTCTACCTGGCCGGCAATCACGGCCGGCGGACACCAAAGAAGGACTATCTCGGCGCGAATGACAACTGGGACTATCTGGTTGCCGAGGTCGCGCGGCTGCACTGCCGCACGCTGAAGACCGTCAGCTTCCAGATTCCCGATGCCTGGTCGGCGAACGTGAACATCAATGGCGTGGGCTTCAACGTCTCCCACGGCGACGACGTGCGCTCAAATCTGGGCATCCCTTGGTACGCCATGACCCGCCGGCAAAAGGGCCTGATCGCCCTGGGTGCGGCGGCCAGCGCCCAGCGGTGCCGTTATTTCTGCGTGGGGCATCACCATGCCGCCAGCACCCTGTCCGACGTGGATGGCGAACTGCTGGTCAACGGCTCGTGGGTGGGCACGGATGCTTTTGCCTACAACTCGCTGTCCGGCTATCGGGAACCCGCCCAGTGGATTCACGGGGTCAATCCCAAGCACGGGATCACCTGGCGGATGAACGTGAAGCTGCGGCACGAGAATGAACAAAACGGTCCGCGGCGCTACCTGATCGACGGTGGCCGGGATATTGGACCGCTTCGGACATGATGATGATCGTACCCTATTTCCAGGATGAGTTCGTCACCTTGTACCAGAGCGACTGCCGCGTGGCGCTCGCCGGTCTTGACGAAGAGAGTGTTGCGTGCTGCGTCACGTCACCTCCTTATTGGGGCTTACGAGATTACGGGAATGAAAAGCAGATCGGCTTAGAGGAGACGTTGGAGAACTATGTCGCCACTCTGGTTGAGGTGTTCCATGAAACCCGGCGGGTGTTGCGGCAAGATGGCGTTCTCTGGCTCAATCTCGGCGATGCCTACAACGCCTACAACGGCAATCGCGGCCCGTCAAGGGGTAAGGTGAATCGGCGGCATCACGAGTTCATGCCGGCATTGGCCAAAGGGCATGGATTAACCTGCAAGACTCTGAAGACAAAGGACTTAATCGGCATTCCGTGGCGAGTCGCCCTCGCCTTGCAGCATGACGGCTGGTATCTGCGCGCAGATGTAATCTGGCATAAACCCAATCCCACTCCAGAGCGTGTCAAGGATCGGCCACACAGGTCGCACGAATATCTGTTTCTGTTCAGCAAGTCCGACCGCTACAGCTTTGTGCTTCCGAAAGACCGGCGGACCAGTGTGTGGACGGTGCCCACTAAATCCTATAAGGGGCATCACGCGGTGTTTCCGCCCCAGTTGATCGAACCCTGCATCCTCGCGGGTAGCCGACCCGGCGACGTGGTGCTCGACCCTTTCGCCGGCAGCGGCACCACTTTGGCCACAGCCGCCCAAACAGGCCGGAAGGCGATCGGCGCGGAACTGAACCCGGACTATTGCGCCCTGATTGTGGAGCGTTTGCGCCATGCCTGTTCACGGTGCGACTAAGAACGGAAAACCCGCGTTTCAGTGGGGCCATCACGGAGCGAAGTACACCTACACTCCTGGAAACAAGTCGAGTATGGAAACCGCCAACAAGCGGGCGATCGCCCAAGGGTTGGCGGTCGCCCGGCGGACTGGCACCAAACCGGAACTTTAGGCGGCTGGCTGAGTGCCGACCGTTGTGGGAGGTGTGCAATGGCGAAGCAAATTGACCGGCACACCATCGAGCACTGGCGCGATGGCGAGTGTGTTGGCAGGATCGAAGTGACGGAACAAATGGTTAAGTGGTCCCCGGATGCCTGCCGTGTGGTGCTGCCGCCGAGCGGCGTTGCCTTGACCACGGGCGACGAGTTGCACTTCGACATCGACGGATTGATCGAGCGGCTTACGGACGTGCGGGCACATTTGAAGGCAAGTGGACGCTGAGCAATGCGAGCAGTTTTCTTCGGCGGACCCCTTGATGCTCAGGAGCGGGTAGCTGACCGCGCAGGAGGCTTTCGTCTCGTGCGGATGCAGACCGGCGAGATCATCAAGTACGACCTGCTCTGGCAATATGGGGACACGCTGATCTATGCCCACGGCCTGACAATGTGCCAGGTTATGGATTTGCTTGTGAACTACTACTGTGTCGGAGACAGCGATGCGTGAACAGGCCGAGTATTACGACTTCCTGCGTCTGATTGCCCGTCAAGACCCGTGGAGCGAGCACGTCAGCTTACATTCCACACGCCGTTGCAACCGCAGTTGCCGACTGTCGAGTATCCCTTTGTGAAGACCTGACCATGAGAATCCTTAACTGTCTCAAGCAGCTTTTCCCGCTCACCTATCGGACCCGCTACTGGGATTCCGAGCATCGGCACCATCTTCGTGTATGGCGGCAGTGGTTCGGCCGGTGTTTCCAGGTGGATGACGTGGTGATCGGGTGTGACGCCGAAATGGAGCGGCGGTCCCTCGAAGCCTATGACCGCGGTGAATACAAGACGATCGCCGAGATCAAGGAAGAATTGCAAGCCAAGAGTACGATGCCGGGGTAGCGCCCTGGATTGGACGAGACGGTAACGGTCGGTGGGCCAATAACCCCGAGAAGCCTATGACCATTATCGCAACTATACAACTCGACGAAATGCCCAACGACGCTGACTTGGCCGAGATTGAGCGGGTGATTCGGACCCAGTTGTGCGAATGGCTCGACTTTGATCGGTGTCCCGAGAACCTGCATGTAACCTTGGAGAGGAGACGCCCGTGCCCACTTTCGTAGTTAGTGACCTGCACCTTGCGGACAAAGGCCCCCGCGACAATTTCGCTTACCAGGGCCGCGAGGAGCGGTTCTACAACTTCCTCAAGTTCGTGGAAGTCTCCGCCGGTACGCTGCTGATCCTCGGCGACTTGTTCGACTGGTGGATCGTGCCGATGGGCGTGGCTGTCGCCGCCTACCTGCCGCTGATCGACCGGCTCGCTGCAATGGGCGCGACCTGGCTGGTCGGCAATCACGACGCCGCCTTGGTCCCGCTGATGGGTTCCGCGCTGATGCCGGCCCATCCGCTGTTCCAGAGGTGCTGCCGCCCGTTCGAGCAGGTCATTGGCGGCCGGAAGTTCACCTTTCTCCACGGCCATGAGGCCGATCCCTACTGCTGTGACGTGAACCCCGGCATGGGCGAGATCACGGCCATCATCAGCGGTCTGCTGGACGACCGCAACAAGTCACCCGTTACCCGCCAGGGACATGCTGTAGCGGACGAGTTCGTCGGCACGTTGGAAAACGCCCTCACCCTCTGGCGGACGCTGACTTTCCAGCACGGCCGTCAGCAGGAGATGGTGGACGGCGTGGAAAAGTACCGGCAGGACAAGCAAGCCGACGTGGTGGTCTACGGCCACACCCATGAGCCCGGCTTCATTGGCAACTACCACTTCAATACCGGCTCGTGGGCGCGGCAGCACGATACCTACGTCGTCATCAGCGACGGCGGCCAGGCGTCGGTCTGGGAGTGGCTCGGCGACAAGGCAATCCCTTGCATGGTGGCGTTGGACAAGTAGCAAAGGAGCTTGGCGATGAAGCGTGTTCTTTCTCTCGCAGGTCTTGCGGTGTTGGTTCTGGTGGTTGGCTGTGTCCGTCCTTCGGCACCCGTGCGGCCGGCCCCGTCTGTCTGCGTCCACATCCTGCCTTCCACGAATCACGGCTGTGAGATCATCTGCAAGGATGGCATTTGCACCATTATCTGCCCGTTCGAGTACGGGTGCAGGCCGGACGGCGAGGCCGTCTGCGTCGTCGATAACGGCGAACTGCGCATCAGCATGGGCTGCTGTCCGATGTACGTTGCTCGCCGTTCATGCGGGTGTCTCAAGGACGGCACCTATCAGGGCTACTGCAAGGATCGTGTTTGTACTTTCAAGATTCCGGTTGCCAAGTAGGCAAGAGACGAGGTGACTTATGCGAGGTTGTGGATGCCTGATCGTGCTGGTGCTGCTGGCGGTGCTGGCCCTCGTGCTTCTGAAGTGATCCCTGTCCCAAACACCTGGTCGATGGAGGTTCTTAATCGTGTGTAACCGACCTGCTCGTGTGGTCGTCACGAAGCCGTGCTTGAATGTGGATGGAAACATTCTGGGCAGCCATTTCACCGATGAGGACGATCTCGGGGAAGTGGAGACAGCCGCCGTCTTGACGTGGGGGCAGATTATGAAGAAGTACGGCTTGACGACACGTAAGTTCGAGCGGTTGGAGAAACAGGTGTTGGGTAAACGTCTGGACCAAGCCTTGTTCAGTTGGCCCCAAGGCGTGCGGTACGACATTCTCATGTATCGTGTCGCCAGGTGCGGTTGAGGACAGGAATCTGTGATGGACCGCCTTGAGCAATATGACGCCTACGCTCTGCCGCTGGATCGCATCTACTACGATGCCGATTTCAACTGCCGAGGCGAGTTCACGCTTGAGTCCGTGATGGACTTGGCGGAGAACATCCGGCTGCGCGGCAAAGGCGTTGAGCTAAAGGGGCTG